GGGCTCGCGGAGCAGAACATCCCATTCCGGGACCGCTGGCATGTGAGAAGGGATGTGAGAAGGTCCTTCTCACAGCCTGGCACGGGTGAGCAGGAGCCGGTAAAGCCTGTCAGCCCAAAAGCCAGTGGCAGAAAGGCTTTTGGGCTGAGAAAGCAGGCTCTGACTGCAACGCCCCCTGTGTGATTCGAACACACGACCGGCTGCTTAGAAGGCAGAATATACCCGTTGCGCGGGAAGGGATCTCATCCAGTCTCTACTTGTGCTTTACACGGAAACGTAGATCTGGATTGGATGTGCGGTGGTTTTGAAACGGGCCGTGCTGGACTCGAACCAGCGACCGAGTACTTAGAAGGTACTTGCTCTATCCAGCTGAGCTAACGGCCCAAAACCCTTGCAGTGACAAGGTTGGGTCAATCTAGCTCGGCCAGCGAATTGTTCGCTCCGTAACAACCGCTACACCGTTTCTAAGATTGGAATACGTTGAGTGCGGGGGCGCCTGCACTGCAGTTGGTGTTCAGTCAGGCAACGGGGGCTGAACCGCTGACGGAACGACTCGTGAACATCCTCAACCACCTGTCCTTGATCAAGGACAGCATCCAGCGGCATCAGGCCGTAACGGCCGCTCAGATGGTCTCCCTGAAGGCTTACCGGGGGGTGCCATACACCAACCTTCCTGTGGCAGAGCCCGTTTCGGCCGACCTTTCCTACCGAGGCCGGGTCTATCACATTGATAGATGACACTGAATACAGATCTGTACTCCTATTTATACAGATCAGTATTCATTTTTGTTTCGGCTTTCTCACAAATGGCTGCTATCACCCTTAGTCGGGGGATACTACAGCCGCGAACTTCATCACTTTTTCATGCTGCTGATTATCCGTGTAGTGGCTTTCAGATTCTGCTGCCTGATTTCTGAAGTTTGCGAGGCTATATCTGCCAAAGCTGCGGAGATTAGCGATCTATTTACTCTTCAAGATGCAGCGTCGAAGGACTGGAGCGCTAGAGCTTCTCGGAGGCCCTCGCTGTAAGGAACCATCACAACGCCGTTGGGGACATCAGGGCTTTTAATCATGACGTCCTCAAAGTCGAGCTCGGCCTCAATGATGTGAGCGATTAGTTCTCCCGCGCCTTTTTCAGTGGTACGGATTTTCAGCTCCCAATTCAAGCTTGGTACATTCGGTTGCATCAAATGTACCGCTAAATGTTTGAGCCAGTTCATGCTGCCGCAGGTCAAGACTACCTTGTGGTAAATACCCCGCTTGCCGGAGAAGACCATCTGTCATTTTGCGCGCCTCCTAATCAGGAGAGTGTTGTAAAGCCCGACTACTACAACATGTCAAAAGTTTCTCCTTATGACGTTGGAGAAGCTATGTATGGCAAGACTGGTCTTTTGACTTACGTCCTGATCAATTCGATAAAGTATATTCAGCGTTACCCTAAAAAATATCAGGGTCAGGCTGACAAGCAACTAGAAGATCTGATGAAAGCTCGCCAGAGCCTAGATAAAGCAATCGAGTTGCACAAAGAATTAAATTGCAACGTGGCCATCCGTCATGGGTGAGAAAGTTAGGTACGTGCGGTTTCGCTTTACCGGTACCTTGGAAGACCTAAATGAGATTAAAGACCAAGTGGAAGAGGTAATGAGAGACCACGGATGGAAACGTGGTTTTTCAGAGATGGCTCCTCTCGAGGCTAATCCTGAGATTTACGCCTTGGCCACAGGCTGGAAACGCTTCCAAGAGTAATTGCTGTGGCGATCACCAGGGAAGAAATCCAGGAGATGATAGACGCAGCGATTCGTAGGCACAACAGAAATGCCAGCATCATCTCAGCCATTGTTGGTTGGACGGTGTTGGCGTTTTATGCCGATGGATTATTCAGGCTTGTGGGTTAGCCCTTTCCTTGGCCCTTGTATTTTTTTCGTGCACTAGAGCGTTTGGTGCGGCCAGAAAATACTCGGCAGCGGACTCGCCAACCGTCACCAATGCGGGTTCGCTTAGGTTTACCAGCAATGTGAATTGTTCCGCTCAGTCCTTTACGCGCTTTAACAGCCATTACTTATTAAGAAGAATGCCCCATCCAGTTCCGGGACCCTCGACGGTCCATCTGGGGGTAAGGTTTTTGATCGAATACTTCAGGTGATCTCCGTTGGTGCTTGGTAAGTAGCCACCACCAGATACATTCATCTCTCCGTAAGGATCGTTGACGATGAAGTGGCTTTCCGTTAGGCCCACTACTAGGAGCCAGTGCCCCGTTCCGGTGGGTGATGTACTTGGACCTTTGTGGAGAATGCCAATTGGAACAGGGATTCCCTTTTCCAGCTGCGATCTCAGATCGGAAATATCCAGGTTTTGTCGATAGGAACCTTTGATGCCAAAGTATTCCATCGCCTTGAGTTGGGCTTGGTAGTTGGTTGTGTCGCCGTACTGTTGGACACGCCGAAGATAAAAATCGTCCTTTTGTTCTGTTTGAAGTTTCCCAGGCTTGAGAAAATCCACGGCCATAGCGCATGTGCTGGAGAAGCACATTCGGTGTGCTTGGTCGGTTGTTGAGTCGAGTTGAGAGAAGAAAGTAACTGGAAGACTCAAATCTTTAGTAGGAGCTGCTGGTTTTACCTCACCCTTATCTGCGTACTGATCTAAAAGCTTGATAATTTTGGTGCTGTATGCGGGATCTGTGGCATAACCCTCTTTAACAAGGAGCTGAGCCGCCTCTTCCCGGGTAGCGGCGCGGTTAACGCCTTTGTACTCCCCCCAGTCTTTGTACCACCGCTCTACGACGTAATCGACGCCTTCCTGAATAGACGTGAAATTACGGAAATTGGCTTCTATCGTGATCCACTTACCGCCGATGTATTCCTGGGTCTTCTTAATGGTCCCTTTGATTCTGCCTGTGGATTTAACTCCCCAGTAATTGAAATTGCCTGAGGGGGTGCGGCCAAAACCTGATTCGAGTGCCCATTGCGCGGCGAGCAGCTCAGGAAATTTTGCGCCCGCTTGAGCAGCAGCCTTGCAGATCCCTGCCCAGCTATTCTCGACGACGGCGCTAGGCGGAGGAGTGGCGGGGGCGCGGAACAGTGCGACCCATTCGGCTTGCTCCGTCATAAGTGCCGGATCAGCCTTTGAAACATGCTCCTGCAGCAGGTCGATGGCTGCTAGATGCTTGGGATTATCTGGGTTAAAAAATCTAAAGAAGTCCCTAAGTTTCGCGGCTTCGAACACTAAGTCAGACATTGTCATCTTTTAGCCAAGGTGCTTTGATTTGCATTGCTCCTCCCAATAGCTCCTGTGCTTTAGAGCCGTCTGGTGGATGCTCAATAATTTGAGGCTTGGGTGTAGCCGGCTGGCTACGGTGCCACTCTTCCTCTGCCCGATCCAGTTTTGCGGGCAGGGTTGCGTAGAACTTTCTTGCATTGGCCCAGCGGAGAAATTCCTCCTGCCAGGAGCGGGAAGAGAACCGGAGTTCTACTTTTTTGCGCGCTTTGCCCTCAAAAGCATATCCAGTGCGGCGGATACGAGCTGCAAGATCGAATTGGAACGAACTTTGTCACTGGGAATCAGTGCCAAAATCTCTGAGGAGGCTGCGAGGATTACCCAAAAAATGGGGGATTCAATAAGGCCCATTTAATTGTCCATGTGGCGCAGATTTATTGTACCCAATTAAAATTTGATCGAGTTTATAGTCCATTCGATCCATTCGACTATCCAGACGCTCCAGCATATGAGCCAGGTCTTGCTTCTGAATGTATTCCTTGGCTAGTCTGATTTCTAATCCGTCAACGCGCTGGTCCACAAGCACAATACGCTCCTCGGCCGCCTTGTCTAATTCTTCAAAGCGCTTGCCAAAAGTTAGGATTGCAGAAGCCGCTCCCCCAAGAAGGCTGAGTACGATACTCAGTGGCAATACGGGTTCCAAGGCTTGGAGGGCTTTTCTTTTAATATACCAAGTCTTATACACTAAACTGTATTTATAACTGGCTTTTAGCTGTGATTGAGCCGGGTACATACGACATCACTATTCACCAAGGGGCAACCTTTTCCCTGGATCTCCAGTACAAGGATGCCACTGGGGCTGGTGTCAATATGTCAGGCTATTTAGTGGCGGGGAAGCTGGTTAACCGCCTAAACACCACTGCTGTGGCGACGTTCCAAACGCTATGGGTTGACCAGAGTGTTGGCAAATTCAGAATCAAGCTTCAGCCGAATACTACGGCTGGTATTACAGCTGAGTGT